AACTTGCATTTACTTGGGAATTAAAATCTTCCCTAGTGTTGTAAAGTTTACAGTTAAGGTTGCAGTTGCAATATTGTTAATCATATTTGCAATTATGGTTTACACATTTTTCTTTCCACCAATGATACAAATTTTAATAGCATGAATACAGATACTAAAACTGAACGTTGTGTAGTGTGCAAGTGTGACACTAAAGTCCCAGTTGAGACTCATGTTGAGAAGAGAAACAATTATGTTTTGGGGGTAGGACAAGCTTGTTCTACATGTTTTAATAAGTTATATTATATTGAGGAGAAAGAAGAGTATGTATGATAACGTAGAAAACTTTAGAGAGTATCTTAAGGATACTAGTTATGTCAACAATGGAGTGCAACATGTGTATGCATTTCCAAACGGTTATGGTGCAAGTGTGGTGAAACACGATTTCTCATACGGTGGTAAAAACGGTTTATGGGAATTAGCGGTTCTCAATGGAGAAGATTTGTGTTATACTAGTGGTATCACTGAAGATGTTATTGGACACCTTTCATGGACTAAAGTGGAAGCTGTCTTAAGGGATATTAAACAATTATGAATTTATTTTACTTAGACGAAGACCCATGGATTAGTGCAGAACTGCATTGTGACAAACACGTAGTCAAAATGATTATCGAGTATGCACAAATGTTATCCACTGCACATAGAATGTTAGACGGAACTCAATACACTGATTCCTCTAGTGGACGTAGAATTCAAAGGTGGGAACTAGACCCCGATAGAGAAGGTATCTTATACAAAGCCTCTCATATCAATCACCCCTCTACACGTTGGGTCAGAGAGAACTCTTGTCAGTATCGATATGCATATGATATGTTCACTGCACTATGTGACGAATACACTTATCGTTATGAGAAGATACACTTAACTGATACTAAACTCAGAGAGATACTAAGTCACTTGCCTGATAATATTCAAGAAGGTCAATGGTCAGAACCACCTCAGTGTATGCCTGAAGATGTCAAAGTTGAAAATGACACTTTATCTGCATACCATAAATACTATGCAATCTACAAAAAAGAATTTGCAAAGTGGACTGATAGACCAGTTCCGAGTTTTATGTCATGAGAGTATTAGTTGAAAGTTATGGGGATATCAGAATCTTTTCTGAGAGACCCTTCGGTTATAAAAGATATTTCGTTGAATGGGAAGACGGAACTGAATCATTGTTCAGTAGTCTTTGGTATTCAGAAAAGAAAGTTAAAGAGATTGTAGAGAAACATATTATGGATAGAAATATATAATGCCGACTTACACATTTAAAAACGAGGACACTGGTTGTATAGAAGAACGAATTATGTCCTATACAAAGTTAGACCAATTCAAAGAAGACAACCCACACCTCAAACAAGTTATTCTATCTGCACCCGATACAGTTGGTGGAACTGGAGATAGAGTCAAACCCGATAGTGGATTCAATGAAGTAATGTCCAAGATTGCTTCTAACAATATCGACACACCATTAGGTGAGAGGTATCATCGAAAGTCTGCAAAAGAAGTTAAGACTAGAGATACTATACAAAAGCATATTGACATACAGTCAAGAAAGAAGTAAAATAAACTATGACACAATTAAGATTACAAACAATGGATATCACTGATTTAGAGAATATCAAACTAAACACAATACAAGAAGACGGTAAAAGATTCTATGTAGATGATAACGGTGAAAGATATCCAAGTGTCACAACAGTCACAAGTCTATTAACACGTGACCATATCAAGTTATGGAGAAAACGTGTAGGTGAAGAAGAAGCAAATAAAGTATCCAGTCAAGCTGCAAAACGTGGAACTAAATTTCACCAAAACATAGAAGACTACCTCAGACAAGAAAAAGATATTATAGAATTTGATAACATTCTACAAGAAGGAATGTTCAAAGCAGTTCAACCAGTGTTAGATGAAATTGTTCCTCTTGCATTAGAAGCTCCACTATGGAGTCCTAATCTAAAAATGGCTGGTCGTGTTGATTGTGTTGGTATGTTAGACGGGAATCTTTGTATTATTGATTTCAAGTCTAGTGGAAAATACAAAGAAGAATACATGACTAAACCATGGTTCATTCAAATGACTGCATATGCATTAATGGTTGAAGAACTTACTGGTCAAGCGATAGATGAATTGGTTGCACTAGTTGGGGTGGAAGGACAAAATGCCTTTCAAATTTTTTATGGGAATCCATTAGACTACATAGACGAGTTGGTGGATTTAAGAAAACGATACACAAATGTTTATGGAGTATAATATGAGTGAAGTGAAAGAATTTAATTTAAACGGAAATTACAATTGGAATAAAATAATTTCTAAAGGTGACGAGTGGATAGAATCCCAAGCATATGATAATGCATATGATACACTATGTGAGTATCTATCAATCGATGGTCATGATGACGTGACAGAAGAAGTGTTAGAACAAGCAGAACACCTTATCGAATATCTAGAAACAGATTATGCAAAGGGTGGTCTTGGTGTTCATGACACTAGTCCAACTTACTATGCATACTATAGTATAGTTAGGGATTGGAGAGACAACTTAGAGTATGGAGATTAACAATGGAAATTGAAGTCGGAAAGGAATATACGATATATCCTAAATTTAAAAAGTCGTATACAGAACGTGAAGTGTTTAAGAACAATGATAGTGAAGACAGAATTGTCATTGAAGCACTTTGGAGAAGTGGTTCATATATTATTAAGGTGACCAACGAAGAAGAAAAGGAAACCTTAGAAGCTTATATGTCAGAAGACGCAACTGGTGATATGGAACCATGTGAGTTCGAAGAGAATGAATTCATAGAATCCTTTGACGAGTGTGGACGTGATTATTATATCCACCTTGCAGAAGGGAGTGAAGTAGACGAAGACGAAATGCAAGAACAACTCGAAGAAGAAGGACACGATTGGTTATGGGAAAACAACTATGACTCATGGGATTGTGAACACTTCTTTGGTTTACCATTACAGGTAGATGAGGTTGACCCCGAAAACAGATACAACACAAGGTTTTAATATGATTACACGTAAAGAGTTTTCAGAACAAGTAGAAAAGTTATTAGTCAGAGGAAGGGGTGCAGATATCATGTCTGCAATCGTTAAGGTTTGTGAGTTAAACAACGTTGAACCCGAGTCTGCAAAAAGGTTACTATCTCAACCTTTAAAAGAGAAACTAGAGGCAGAAGCAGCTAGTCTTAACTTAATTAACCGAGGTAATAATTCAAAAGGAACTATAACCAGTTTCTTTTCTAAATCATAGGAGTAATTATGAAAAAAGGTGATATAGTAGCAGTCGTTGCTACAAGTGGTGAGTATGTTGGTGAGTTGGTTTCTAGTAAACCAGTGACACTTGCAAACCCCAAAATGATTGTTAACACACCCGAAGGAGGAATGGGTTTCTCTAAAGGTGTTGCAGTGACAGGTGAAATAAATCCAACTGAAATGATATTCGGTTCATACGTTTTTATTTCCAAGTGTAATGACCAAGTGTCAGAAGCACATAGAACTGCAGTAAGTGGTATCGAAGTTCCAGCAGAGAAAAAGATAATCACTTAATGACAAGTCGTGAAGGATATGATGCATACACTCTTTATCTTGGAATAAAGTTACACTTTCATTCTAAGGACTATGACTTTGTAAAGTACAATGGTAAAGTAAAGAGTGATATCAATTCATTTCTGAAACGAAAGGACAAATACCACTTTGGTAAATTGTTCAAAACCCACAAACAAGAATTGCAAGATTTCTATATTGCAAACTTGTCTCTAAAGGACTCATGGGCTGGAGACTTACTTGATAACGAGTGTGTTAAAGTCTATAAGGAATGGAAGAGAAGAAATCAGAAACTATCTTATCTATTTGAAACGGAAGTATCTGATTTATTACGTAAGAAGAATATCAATCAAGTGTTAGAAGTGAAGAACGGACAACACCCTATATTACTCAAAGAGTTTTTAGGTAAGAAGATATCCCTCGAGACGATGTGTATCTTAGATGAAATCATTAGTTTTACTAAGGATTGGGAACGACTCATTTCGGAAAATTTGGTCTACCCCGATGTACAGAATAGGATAAACAAGTACAAAAGTTTTGTATCTGTAGATATCGAGAAGTACAAAAAGGTGTTGGTTGAATTATGCTTATAGAAGCGTTTCAAAGGACATACACTAGTATGTATAAAAAGTTAAAGTCTAAGAATACATAAATACAAAGTATATTTTAAAAACCCTCTAGTAGGATTAGTAGAAATATACTATAATAGGAGTATAGGAACTAAGGTTTCTATACATGATAAAATGCTATACGATGCAATACAATAGGAGAATACAATGTCAACATCATTAGATAAATTAAGAGCTGCAATGGAAACAGCTTCCCCAACAGGCGGAGAAAAAAAATCCTACTCAGACGACACTATGTGGAAACCCGAACTAGATAAAACTGGTAATGGTTATGCCGTGGTTCGTTTCTTACCTACCCCCGAAGGAGAAGAGATGCCTTGGGTATCATACTTCGACCACGGGTTCCAAGGGCCAGGTGGTTGGTATATTGAGAAGTCTTTAACGACTCTTAATAAACAAGACCCTGTCTCTGAATATAATTCTCAGTTGTGGAATACTGGAATTGAAGCAAACAAAGAGATTGCAAGGAAACAGAAGAGAAGACTTCACTATGTTTCTAATGTCTATGTTGTTTCAGACCCAAAGAATCCCGACAACGAAGGGAAAGTTTTCAAATACAGATTTGGTAAAAAAATCTTTGAACAACTCAAAGAGGCAATCAGTCCTGCGTTTGAAGACGAAAATGCAATCAATCCTTTTGATTTAAGAGGAGAAGGTGCTAACTTCAAAATCAAAATAAGAAAAGTAGACGGATACTGGAACTATGACAAGTCAGAGTTTGAATCACCTGCTCCACTTTTTGATGACGAAGATAAGTTAAATGAGATAAATAACTCTACTTATTCTTTGAACGAAGTGATTGCACCTAGTGAGTTCAAGTCTTATGACGAACTAAAAGAGAAACTCGATAGAGTTCTCGGACTCACTGGTAGTGTATCAACTGCTACAGCTGAATCAGTTGCAGAAGACCAAGAGGAAGTGCCTTGGGCAAATGTAAACACTGAATCTGTTGCAGAGGAACCTGTAATCGCATCAGCAGAGGCTTCACCACAAGTGGAAGAAGACGACGCGATGGATTACTTTAAGAAATTAGCTTCTGACAGTTAATTTCTATATTGGGGTACTCGTTTAATTCATTATGAGAAATTTGACAAAGACGAGTACAACACTAAGGTCGTGGAAAAGGGGATACTTAGTAAGGGAAAGGTCAATAGCATAAGCGGATTGGTCGGTGAAGAACGGGTTGCTGTAAGGCGTGGGGTGACTTCACACTTTTAGGATTATTATGAAAAGTGAATATTATAAAAACATTCTACCATGGAATGAAAACGAAAGGGTTATTGACCAGTTTGGTTGGAACCCTCAGTCGGTTATAACACCAACTAAATCATCTAAGAACAATTGGGACGATGCATACTTAACTGCATACGAAGAAAAGAGAGGAGTTTGTCCTCGTCTTCCTAATGGTTTAATGATGTCAGAGTTTCATGCTGGTTTATGTGAGAACA